CTTTAACGTACTTTCTTACGACACTTTTATATCTCCTATTATTTCTCAGGAGTTTCCATGCACTATATACTGCATGTTTCAGCTTTCTAGCTGCTTTAACGTACTTTCTTACGACACTTTTATACACCTTGTTTGTGTTAAAAAAAATTTTTTTTTATTTATTTGTCGTTTTTACCGATAAATGAATCTTTATACCAATTTATCCAAGGATCAGAAGTCCCCAATGTAGGAGGCAAATCATAATCTTTGTCAAAATTGGAACTTTCAATTGGAATTAATGGTTCATATGTAAATTCTCTTGTATTTCGCAACCATTCTTCCTTTGACGCGTTAGCCCACGCTTCAACGCAATACCATACCATTTCCATTTCATTATATGATGGTGGATCATGATAGTCAACATTCAAACAAGCAGCGGCTATACAATTGCCCACGCCAACTTGCTTGCAAAAGTCAAGAGTTTGTTTTAAACTAATTTGATACTCTTGAAAATTTTCCCACTTTCTTGCTGGATAACAAGTTACTTTATGGAGTAACCTCATAATATTCGGGACGAACAACCCGTCTACAAACAGATATCCTAAAAAATCACAGGCATCATCTGTAACATGAGTTAATCCTATATTGGAGTATTTGGTGATCTGATCTAATCTAGTCTCATCCATTCCCGACCCACATTGAACCTGGGAGGAGTCATCTCCTTTATATATTTGAAGCAAGGGTCCTGTACCAGTACATAACCACCCAAGCCTCACTTTACCATTAACTTCGTTAACCCTTTTTGTTCCGGATTCCCCGGAAAGAAGTTCACGCTCATTTCTGCAGGAAAATTCACCACCTCTTATTTCACATTGAATACGGTATTGTCTGTATTCTGAAATCATATCAGGATGGATTCCAAGAACAAATTCGTCATAATAATCATTCAAATAATTGTCGAATTCTGTGTTCCCAGAGTCTGCTTTAACCATGTCAAAAACTGTCACTTGAGCAGAATATTGCTTTAATTGACTCAATCTAGTGGACATCTCTACAACAAATTCATCTTGGCTAACACCATGATCGGTGGTAACATAGACAGCATCATCTTTTCTGTCGCTGAGCATATCCATATAATAAGCATATCTTTGGTAAAACATAGCAAAGCACAATGGACCTAAACCCATTGCACTCACACCTTGTCCTACAGCTCCTGGTTCAAAACCTTTTGTGTTATTGGCCGGTTTAAAAGCTGTCTTCATAGTGAAGAGGACATGATTCCAGTTCATGCCATTATCAACGTCTTGTCCTACATAACGCTCATGATATTTGCGCAACAATGAGTCTTGCTCCATCTTGTGCCAAATCTCATCGAATATTGTGTCGTCATGAAAAACATCTTTTTTAAAACGTTGGGCATAGTTGTGCACCATATCTCTTGCCAACTGTTTCCCTTCTTCATCCAATTGTTTTGGAGTATTTTCCAAATTATTGTATCTCTTAATTGCTGCATTCAATACCTGAAGTTTGTTTTTTGCATGCAATTGGACACCACTACCAACATTATGGGCTCTAAATTGAATTTTGCCTTTATCAAAATTTCCTAACTTATTTATGGGCACAAGATATTTCTCTGGCTTGAGATTTAAAGAATCTCGTGGAATATTGTTAGGAATAACACCACTATAAACATTAAGCGGTTGGTTAGAATCTACAATTAGAGGATTTATGAGGAAATCTGTTAACTGAATATGATCTGAAAGACCGGAAGGTTCTTCTATTTCAAACTTCTCGATCTTAGGTGCATCAACAAAGATGTCCGCGAACCTTCGCATGAGTGCATTAGCTCCGGCACCACCCCAACCAAAATATGGTAGGCGGTTTCTCTGACTCAAGAAATGTGCTTCTTTAAACTTTGTGAAGTACATTTTATTATGAAACATGGCTTCTTCTCTTAAAGACAAGGGCAAAGTACTAGAATAACGATCCATCGCATCTAGGTTCTTAAGCAACCTTGCGTTACGACGCCTTGCGTTCCGCTTAGCTGCATTGGAAGTTGATCTGGGGGCAGATTCATTTTGCTCCATTCCATCATAGCCATCTTCTATTTCTTGAGTAATAGCACTCGAAAAGTCCTGACCGAACACCTCTATTGCAGTAGGCTTTCGATACATCTTCGGTTTTAATATAATGGTTCCCAAGTCCTCTCTGATTAAAAGTCTAATGTGTTGGCCAACAACCTGAGGTATTATATCCAAATCGCCATGTCCTATGTACAGGTCGAAACCTGAGGCATAACTACAAACCCCAATGATGTCTGGGAGAAAGTTTGTGGCTCTAATACCATAAAATTTACACACTGCTTTAAAACAGTCTTTCTTTTCATCAAGGAAAACCTTATATATGTACGTCTCTTCTTCTTCATCAGAGGAATCGCCTTCCTCCGCTTCATCCAACGCTTCAGTGCAGGCTTCACATTTACACCTGACAATGCAACGACATTTTAGTAGTTCTCCGTCTTCCCAAAGACAACCACATTTACATTTACAAACTAATGTCGAGCATGCGCAATAATCTAACGGCAGATAACATTGCACACACTTTTGGATGGGTTTAACGACTTCACGATCCACTGTAACAGTATTCCCAGTGACGTCGATTGCGTTCAATTCGATAGGCTTAGAACTTCCTTTAATATCTTTATCGTTCAATTCTTTAGGCTTAGAACTTCCTATTTTGGAATTGGGTTTTAGCATATCAGCTTCATCTAGTGGCCGGGCATGCGTTTGCAACAACCTCTTAAAAGTTATTGAATCCGCATGTGCACCAAACATAAGCCTTTCCTTTCTAGTTCCTGAGCTAACCTTGGGTGTCGGTAACCTCAGTTTTGCTCTTTCCAATGACTGCACTTTCATTTTTTCCCGATAATTTTTTTCATCAAGAGCAGCTTGCCTTTTAATCGATGCAACAACCTCATCCGAAGACAAGAAAGTTTCATAACTCGGCAAATTGGAATCCAATTTATTATCGTTCTCCACGAACGGATCAACGGATATTAAGATGTCCGGACAACTATTTGAGTAGATTGCTTGTGCTGCAAACGCGGAGCAATCAAAGTTTGGATAATATATATCGACTTCTTCTGGGCTTTGGACAGAATGTGCAAAACTCAGGGACTCATCACACTTTGGTGGAGGGATAAAGTCACCCATCGTACGTGGGATTTCACCATCATTCAGATGTTCAACCATAATGGGATCATTTGATGACGTTTGGGCGGGCTTTTTTAATACAAAGGGCTCATTACAGCTCGTACGTTCCCGAAAATGGTCTCTGCGAGTTACCTCGACCTCGACCGTGGACTCTCTTCCTTCAGTAAGGTTAGAAAGCGCAGATGCATCTGCAATTAGCTCTAAAAACTCCTTTTTATTCTCAGGAAGTACTGGCGTTGACGTAAAGCCAACGTTTTCCACTCTATCACAGGTCACAAAAGGTGTGGCCTGCGCGCTAAGGATCAGGTTACCAATCTGACTCGGAGTGTTTATCACCATTGGTGAAGATTCATGTAGCTTATCTACGGTAATATTTTCTTCAGGTTTTTGCACATGATTTTCTTCAGCTCCAAACTTAATGCAAAGTGGAACCAAAGTGGGCACCCATTTGTTAATCTCTTGTAGGCACCCAGGGTTGACAATGCGCCACTTACGCTGCCTTAGCTTAACTTTAGGTTCTCTAAATTGAATGAGATGGCGGCTATTCAAAAGTTGAAATCTTGTAGTTGAATACCAATACCATGTGTCATCAATAGACCTTTCGGCTAAATCATCGGCAATGTAATCTATTCCCTGCAGATGTGCCACTAATCGAGTGGCTCTCCTTTGTTGCAGGGTTTGTTTTTCAAACAATCTGGTGAGAATTTTCCACTCTCCCTCACCTAGATGTAAGTTGGCATACACAATTCTTTTTTCGTAACCACAAATGAGAGCTTCAGTATATTTGTTGAAATTTGTCCCCAATCTATTGGGCACCCCATCTAAAGCATTTACAAAAAATGGAACTTCAGTTGGGGTGGAAGGAAGACGAATCTCAGATGTTAAATATTGGAGGGCATGATCCCAACCAAATTCTGCATACGCTCCCACAACGGCTCCAAAAGGCACATAGTCCTCGTAAGTGGTGATCCACTTCGATCGAATAAACTTGCAAGGGCACCCAAAGGTGACAAGTTTGCTACATTTCTTATATGTGCATTCAGACTTCCTACTAATGGGTCTTACTTTAAATATTTCTTTGAACCCACCAGTTAACAATAACACAAAGGAATAATCCCCATCCTGAGAATAGGCATAAGTCCCACCAACACGCTGAACTCTAGATCTATCAGTCTTGTCGGTGATTCTCCTATTAAATATATCAGTTGTGTAATCTGTATGAAGCCTTTGAATTGTGTGAATTCCTTTAAGTTGAGGCCGCAGGACAAAGGCCGCGAATCTAACTAAACTATTTTCAATATCAAATCTAATTAGCCTTTCCATCCTCTTAATAACTTCGGAATCTATTCTTCGCCATGGCGCAGTCTCACTCAATTTTTCTTTGGGCTTTGAGCTTCCCGCAACCCCTTTCATAGAGGTATAATTTTGAGCTATCGACGCTTCGAATCTTTCTTTTGCTTGCGCCAATTCCTCATATGAACTCAATTCTTCTTTGGGCTTTGAGCTTCCCGCAATCTCCACAAAATCAGTGCTAGGCACACTAACAGGATCCGGTTCCTTCGAACTATTCCCACTGCTTTCACCGGTGCCACGCACAATGACAGGATCCGATTCTTTCGAACTATTCCCACTGTCTTTTCGAGTAAGCGTTGTGAAGATAGTTGTGGATCGCAACCCAGAACTAGCCGCAAACTCTCTATATGTGATCTTTGGTTTCAAATATATTATAACTGGCTTTGGCACAAGTACCCCAGTCAGTTCAGCCGTTCCCACATCCATGATACTTTCAGCTTTAGGCTTAATCACATCAAGGACAACAATAGGGAGGGACGATATTACAGCGGGTATGCCGCCCGTTTCACCTATGTCTTTGTTGACGGGTTCATTAGAATTTATTCTTATTTGCTCGGGCTCAGTAGACTTATCAACAGGTTTCCCCTCCTTCACACCTTCCGTCTCAATAAGAATGGCCTCCTTTGTCTCCGTGTTAGCTGGGACCAAAAGATCTTTATTATCTATGCTCAATTCGTTAGGCTTTGAGCTTCCTTTTGTACTCGCAGGAGTTAATTCTTCACCCTTAAAAGGATAAAGATATTTGACACGAATTGTCTCATCAAATGACACTGTTCTAGCTTCAATTCTTTGAAGTTTGATTATGTGTGTGTGTCTCGGTAACTCCTGTTCCTTAACTCTAAAGCCAAACACCTTAGATGCCTCCAAATAAGCCCTCAAAAAGGGTCCTTTAACTATTACAGAGGTATGACCACGAAGTTCCAGCCTGAAATGGCCGGCCGGAACACGTAAACCCAAAGGATCGACGTAATCTTTTGTTGTGACTTTAGGCAAATACTTCTCCCCGGCAGGCAAGAAGTACGGAGCGATTTTGGTATTTTTTACCTTATTTAAATCCGCTACAGGGTCACTGGTCTCATCCTCTTCAGACTCAATCAAAATTTCCGCTGAGTTGCTCTCCTCCGCAACAGGACTTCCCCCGAAGGGTACTGGATCAGCTTCTAGTTTGATCAAGCAATCTGCATCCAAAACATTAGGCTGACTCAATTCTATGGGCTTAGAGCTTCCCGTTCTACTCAATTCATTAGGCTTAGAGTTTCCTTTGTTGTTGACTTCCGGAGTACTGGCTTCGAGAACCGGATTGGTAATCAACTTTGGAGAAGGAACGGCTATTTTTTGGACAGCCGGATGACCATTTGCTGGGACATTTCCAGCAACTTGGCACTCCTGTTCAACCTTAACGGGATCAGAATTGCCAACAATGATCGTGTTGTTAACCTGGGCTTGCTCACTGTGGACCCTGGTTCCACCTCTATCGCGAGAAAAGTTAGCATCCCATGCATTAAATATGTCAAGATTTTGTATATGTATCAATCTAACTATAAAACTAGGGGAGTTGTACAGTTCGCTCAAAAACGCATCGTCCAATTGCTTAAAGAACTCAATATAATATTTCTTATATAATTGTGGCTCGATATGTTTGAGAACGGCAACACGATCAAATCGACTCAATTCGTTAGGCTTAGAGTTTCCATAGACACTATTAGTATGAGCCGAAGCCCAATTCTTGAACCACTGGCCACCTAAAATAACATCAACCTCCTTCTCAAAGTGGTTGGTAGTAGCTAATTTAAGCAGCTCTTCCTCAGGCATTTCCTTAAAATATTCAATGTAATGCTTCTGAGCGAGATAGCCTGCTAACCGGTGTAGCGCTAAACTCTTTAAAGTAGGTTCTGTGTCAACGTTCAATTTGATAGGCTTAGAACTTCCTTGTACACTTGGAGAATCTGGATTTGTCTGATCGTTCAAATTCGTTCCAGCTCCAATCTTAGTTTTGCTCAATTCGCCAGGGGAGCTCCCTTTTGCACTCAATATCACACTGTCCTTATTCGGAGTAACATGCTGTGGTATACTAGGGAAACCGGGTGGCCCAGCCTGCTTAAAGCCCTCTTCCCTACGCGTAACCAGTGGTTCATTATCTTCTTTTACTTGCCCACTGCGCCGGACAGAATCATCTTCTGCGGGTTTAAGGTTTTCCTTCCTAAAATCCCCTCTAGGACCCACACTAGGTGTTCCACTCGGGGTAGTTCGTGAATGTCTT